GCTCATGCTTCGCTCGCTATTAATTAGTTGTCATCGTTCTTACGCATCCTGCGTTCACGATGTTAGTGCGTCCCTGCACGTCATATGTTATCTGCCCACTGGTCAATGATGACTTGTAGTTCACTTATGTTTAAATCACTTAGTCCAATAAATGGACGGGCCTTATGATTGGGCTTTCCTATTTTCTCGCCACCGTAATGTTGAAGGGCGGCGTATATTAAATTGGTACCCACTTCTACTTGCCCATCTGTTACCAGGTACTGAATGCTGTCATCCATTTCGCCTTCGTTCATAAGCAATGAATGACCACCGTGTCGGCTGGCTGCATAACTACTTGACCAATCTGCCCATGGCTTACCTACGGGGCTTTCTTTTTCGTCGTTAATGCGGCGATGGGTTTGGCTTTCTACTTCTGCCCCTATACTTTCTAGCAACGAATTAAAGTTGCTATGGTTTGCATACGCTTTTAATCGGTTTGCTAGTGCGTCTAACCCCGTTACTTGTAAGTTAACCCCTGCCATTAACGTCTACGCTTAAATCGACGGGGTGCTGATACTAAATGCACGCCACCATTTGATGATGGGGTTGGCTGTGCAATGCCAAGACTAGAAACACCTTTTGCAATATCCCTTAGCATTTTAATTGCGTCATCAAAGCGCTTGCGTTGTTCTTCTGTTGCTAGGTCAGCGCCGGATGCTAAGCGGTAAATTGAAATGTCCACACACAACCTAACTAAGACGGTTGGTACCGTTGGCAATGGCAACGCATATTTGGTGGCAACGTACGAATCAATTTCGGCGGTTGCATCGTTTAATGCTCCGTCTAGAACTTCTTGATCTACCGTGTCGTTACCATCCCGATCTGTCAGCATTAATAATGTGTTGTTGCTATAACGATCGCTAATGTCTTGTTGGGTTGCGTATAGCATTTTTTATTCCAAGTCTTCAACGATTAGGTTTGGCTCGTTGTTTAATGCTTTTAATTTGGCGTCATTCAAATTGTTTAAAGAAATTATTTTTGGTTCTGGGCCAAAAGCAAAGCCTGCACGCCTAAACCCGTGTTTAGATTTGCTGCGCACTGAAATGGATTTAGTTAATACACTGGCTTTTGCATCTGCCTTGGCTTTTGCGTCTGCATCTGCCTTAGCTTTTGCTTCCTCATCTGCATCTGCCTTGGCTTTTTCTTCCGCATCCGACTTGGCTTTTGCGTCTGCGTCTGCCTTGGCTTTTGTTTCAGAATTTGCTTTGGAACCTGTCTCGGCTTGAGCGTCCAGTTCAATTTTAGAATTTGTTTCTGGGCTGGTCTCTGTGCCAGGTGATGAATCAACAACTGATTGATTAGTTGACGACTTGTTTGCACTTGATTTTTTTTTGGTCATTGTCATACCCTCAATACTTTTTTTAAAAACCCCTAATATTTAATAGGGGTTTTTAATATCATTTAATGGCTGTTACTAGGGAGATTAAATGGCCACTACTGGGAAGTTAGCAAACGCCATTTGCCAGAACCCGTAACCACCTGACGCACGTGCTTCAGCGCCGTATTTGTACTTTTTACGATTGAACACGTTGTCAGAATTCATGTCTGTTTGAGATACAAATACGGGCGCTTTGCGTTCTTGGTAAATAATTGGCTTGACGGGCTGAGTAGTGTCTAGCAAATACCAAACATCACCTTCAATATCATCGATCACTAAAAGCTCTGCTGAGTTTTTGTACGGATTGTTTTTTCCGTCTTCTAAGCGTTCAGCTGTTAACAATGATTTTGCAAGGTCTTCTTGCGCTGGGCCAACAACTAGCGTGGCTGGTTTAATGCCTAAAGACTTACCTTCAGAGTCTTTGTATTGTTTCATTGCGGTGCGTGTTGCGCCGTAACCTGCTTTTGCAGCAGCAATGGTATCAATAGATAAAGCATGAGTGCTTTTATTAGAAACCTGAATGTCTTCACCCTTGGCATTAAATGATGGATGATCGGCATCAAAAAAGTTTTGACCGTCAAAGCACAATTCGTTATGACCATTAATTAACAGTTCGTTAACGATTGTATCAGGCAGTTCTTTAGCTGATTTACCCGCCATTTGTGCTTGAGGGGCATAAATGCCTAAGGTATCGTCTTCGATATCATTACGATCAACTTCAACCGTGGCTTCGTAGTCGTCATTAACAATGGTGTACTTTGACGCTTCTAGGGATTTGATGTTTTTCTCACCTACCCATTTACGCATTGCCGGAAAACGTGACAACCAGGCATAATCATTTTGCCCTGTTGTTGATTGCACTTTCATTGCAATTTTTTGCCACTTACCTTCTGTTTCTTTAAATGCTTTATTAAAAATGGTATTTAGATTTGTAAATACTCGTTCGAGTACGCTTTTATTAATCAGCATATTAATGCCCCTTAAAATTGATTTGGGTTTACTTAAAACAATGAAATAAACGCAGGGTTAAACTTCGACCCATACACCGTCTGAATCTACTCCCACCACAATGCCTGCAATACTTTGCGTGTTGACACCATTTGTTGCAGATAGTGTTTCGTCATCTTCTACGTAGCAAACCTTGCCTAGACTGGCTTGGGTTACGGCATCTGTACTTGAGTTTTTGTACTTGAATGATTTACCGCGAAGTACATTAATTGATACATCACCGTCGCCACCATTGGAATTGTCTACTGAGTTTTCAGCGCGACCTAAGCACGTTAAACCCGTGGCGGTTGAACCTTTTGCCGCCAGTCCAGTTGCAAGTGCTACTACTAAAGCCCCCGCAAATATCTTTTGACCTGCGCCTACAGGAACCGCTAATTGCTGGCCATCGCGGTAGGGGGTATTTCGATCTTTGGTAAGCATGATTGCTCTCCTAAAATTTGTATGATTAAGCCGCTTATGTTTAAGACGCTTAATCTGTTAGAAAATGGGTTAGGCTTTACCGAACTTATCAATGTCTTCAAGTGAGTTACCAAACATGGCATCTACTTGTTTTTCTTCAGCGTTTAATGCCGTTTTGTTTTCTTTGTCAGCATCTTTACCATCCAGACCTGACGCACCCGCGATAACCGGAGCCGTACCTAAAAACGTTTTAAAGTTTTCAATGCCTTTTTCTTGGTTCATTGCGGTTACGTGATATTCACGTGTGGCAGGTGAAACCTTTCCGTCTTTAATGGCTTGATCAACCAGCGTTATGATTTCTTGATTTAATGCGGTGGCTAAATTTTCTTTTAAAGTTGCTTCGGCCGTTTGCGCGCGGTTAAGTGCTGTTGTGTAATCGCCAGCCGGAACAAATTTATCAAGCGGTGGGTTCTGCGCATGGTTTTTGGCAGTTTGTAATTCTTGATTACGGGCCGTAATTAATGTTACGGCCTCTGCTTCAGTTGCACCTTCGTTTAATGCAAGGGCGGCACGGATTGCTTCAGAAAGGAGCATTGGTTTTTCCTCTGTTGAGTTATGTTGTTGGTGGTTTAATGCAGAAAGGTAAAGGTTGTGATTATTGGTAAGACCAACATTTTTTAAACGATAGATTTCAAGTGTTTTAGCGTGGAAGTCAAAGACAGGACTTAAGTAACGGTATTCTTTATTTCGAATGCTGGCTTCGCCTTTAGGTGTCCATTCGAGACGACCCCATAACGCACCGTTACGAACTTCTAATTGTTTAACCCAAAATGCGGCGGGTGCTTCTTCGCCTATTGGGGATTTTAATTCTGTTGAGTGTTCGTAATCACCAACAATGTCACGTTGCTGATTTAGAGATTGGTCTAATACAGATTGAGGGTCGTGCATGAACCAGTGACGGCCATCGCGCCCATGAATTTCTGGACCAGCAGGAATAAGTTCTACCCATTCTGGTAATTGATCACCAGTAGGTAGTTCAAAACAGAGAGCAGTAGAAAGTTCATGATCTGCCAAATTGGCTGATTCATGGTTAAGAGCTGTCTGGTATGTTCGGGCTGCTTTATTCATAAGCCCAGATTAACGAGGCTTACAATACTTGTGACGGGGGAACGAGTTCCGGGG